GCGCCTCGACGGCGCAGGGCTCGCCCTTCCGGCCGTGACGATCCCAGCGGTAGATGTAAGGCAAGTCGATCACAGCAGTGTCCCCTGCGGGTCGACCTGGTGCATGACGTGCTGCTCCCGATCAGTCGGCAGCATCCACCGTGCAGGCGACGGCACATCCTCGGCTGGGCCGGGCTTCCATTCGAAGAAGCCGAGGGCGCCGGCGCTGGGGATGAACGGGACCGGCTTGGCATCGGTGATGACCAGCCCGCGCGGTCCGAAGAACCAGGGGCTGTCCGATTCCTTGACGATGTCGACGACGCGACCAACGCCGACGATGCCGCCGCGCAACAGCTCGGCCGGTTGCGGCATGATGAAGCCGAGGTCGGCGCAGAATTCGGCGCAGTCCTCATATTCCTGGCTGGTCATGCCTTTCGACGCGTGAATGGCGAATTCGCCACGAAATTTGAGGCCGGGGTTCGGCTGCCGCCACGACCGGTTTTCGATCGACTTCCACCCCATGACGACAGCGTAGGCCCATGGCTGGCGGATGGACAACGCGAGGCGGGGGATCATGTCGGGCGCTCCCATGGGACAAGAGGAAGGTCATAAGACAGCGTGAGCGGGTGCAGCGGCTGTCCGTCGAATGCCGTTCCCCAGCAATAGAGCGGGCATCCGACGCGATCGGCGATGGCTGCGACTTCGCGCCAGCGATTGCGCAGACGGCGGGGCAGCTTGCCGAGTGTTCCCCAGCCGACGATATGCAGATCGGCGTCGCGCATGACCTGTTCGATGTGCTTGTCGTTGTCCGGCCCGACAGGATCCTCAGCGGCGCCGAGGTCGAAGATGTCAGTCGCGCGATAGGCAAACTTGTTGGCGATGATGAAACGGCCGATTCCTAGCCGGTCGGCGAAGCCATACCATTTGCGGATCGTGTGATCGTCATCCGCGGCGTCTGCAGTCGACGGGTTCACCATGATGCCGGCGGCGACTTTGCCCGTGCGGCAGAGGTCGCGTTCGAGCCTGAGGCGCCAGGTGCCGCAGTCGGACAGAATGGCGGACCGCCTGATGAGAAGGTCCGTCATGATGTCACCTGTCGGTCGGGTCCGGTCTGCGGGTTCTTGCTTGCAGTGTCCATCCATCTCTCGCCGTAAACGTGCACGACGCGCGTGCCGCGCTGCTGGAGCACGACGCCGGGCTTGCCTTCGCGCGTGACATAGTGGCCCTGCACCGTGCCGACGAAGCCGTCATGGTCGATGCGCGCCCATGTCCCGAACGGAACGCGCATGTCGGCTGGTAGGCCGACTTCCGCCCCGCGCAGGCGCAAGATTTCGTCGAGCAGGGCGTAGGCTTGATCGCTGGCGTAGACCGAGACAAGCCGCTGGGCGCGGTTCGCCTGCATCGCGGATATGATCTGGTCGATGGTCATGATCTCACCTCGAGACTGCGGAGAAGGTTGCGGCTGTCGGCCCAGCCGGCGTGGCCGGTCCATGCGCCGAGGAACTTTTCCAGCCGCGCATGATCGCCGGCTGCGCGGTAGGCCCTGATCTTTCGCCTGGCGCGGGTGACGCTGTCGCGGCGCAGCAGCTTGTGCGTCGGCCAGATGCGATAGCCGAGGAAGTTGACGCCGCGGGAGACCGGCTGGATGCTCCATTTCGAAAAGCGCAGGCCGAGTTGCTCGCGCGCCAGCGTCTCGATCGATGCCCGCACAGTGGCGAGGCGCTCCGACGATCGGCCGAGTACGACCATGTCGTCCATGTAGCGATACCAGTGTGGCTCGCGCAGCGTCTGGCCGAGATGCCGGTCGACGACGCCGCCATAGACGTTGGCGAAGATCTGCGACACCAGGCTGCCGATCGGCAGGCCCACACCTGTTCTGGGCAGCATCGCCTCGATCAGGCGGAGCGTTGCGCGGCACGAAATCTTCGCCTCGATCAGCCGCCAGAGAACCGCCCGGTCGATGGATGCGAAGTAGCGTGAGAAATCGGTTTTCAGCGCGTAGAGCGGCTGGCCGTCGCGCGTCAGATGCCGCAGTTCGGCCTGCAGCAGCTTGACGCCGGCATGGGTTCCCTTGCCGGGTCGACAGGCGAAGGTGCGCGGCAAGAGCGTCGCATCGAAGATCGGACCGACGACGGCGCAAAGCGCGTGCTGCGCGACGCGGTCGCGAAACGGCAGCGCGCTGATGGTGCGCAGTTTCGGGTCGAAGATCTGGAATTTATGCGGGACGCCCTGGACATAGGCGCCGGTGCGGATGTCCCGCGCCAGATCCTCGAGGTTGAGAGCCGAGAATTCCTTGAATTCGAGGAAGCCAGGCGACAGGCGCTTGCCGCGCGCGGTCAGCCGGTAAGCTTCGCGCATGTTGGCGTCGGCGGTGATTTGCTGCATGAGGTTGCGGTGCTTCTTCGCCATCGCCGTCGCCTCAGATGCTCGCCGGTCGCGGGTTTCGATCCTTCGACAGGCTCAGGACTACTCCCCGCTTTACCGGACCTTGCAATGTGTTCGCCGAAGCCGGACGAGCGGGCTGACCACCCGGACGCGTTGCGCATCTGCGCTTGGCGTCCATGGCAGAAGGGCCGGCGAGGCCTTGACCGTCGCCGCGCAAGAAAGGGTCGTCACTGCGGCCGCGCGCGCCCAAGTTCTCGTTCGAGTTGTCCGGCCAGTTGTCGAGGTTCGCGTAGCGCGAGCCCGCGTTCTCGCCGTTGATCCAGGACCCGCCGAGGATGGAGGCGCTCCGCATCATTTCCCCGCTCACCCGTTGCCCTTCGCGGTCTTGATCCACTGCCCGAGCATCGCGCCAGCCTCCGCTAGGTGGCGCAATGCCGTCCTGTGCTGGCTGGGCGAGATGATCTTGAGCGATGGCTGGGTCGCGAAGCGCAACCAGAAACGCAGCGTCGCCAGATTGGCGTCCGCCGCGTAAAGTCGTGATGGCTGCCCCGATTTTGCCGCCTGCCAGAACAGTTCGACCTGGTCGAACATGACCTTCATGATCGCGTCTCGGAGCGTGCCGTGGTGGCGCGGACAGCGTTGCAGGATGGGATAGAGATAGGTCACGGCCTGCTCGTATTTTTCGAGGATGGCCAGGCCCTTCGGCTTGGCGTTCTCGTCGCGGATGATGGTCATGGGGCAAAATTTTTCGAAACGCCGGCGCTTCCGCGCCGGCTAGTTGGCAGGGTTCAGGTGGTCACTGCGGCCGCGCGCGCCCAAGTTCTCGACCGAGCTGCCCGGCCAGTAGTCGAGGTTCGCGTAGCGCGAGCCCGCGCTCCCGCCGCTGATCCAGGACCCGCCGAGGATGGAGGCGCAGGGGTTGTCGGGATCGCCGTCCGTGCCCCAATCCCAGAGATTGCCGGTCGCCTGCATCATGCCGAAGCGGCTGGTGCGCGGCGCGTCGAGGCCGGTGATTTTCGGATCGCGGCTGGCGGCGGTCTTTTCCGTCACGCCGAAGGCGGCGATGCGGAATTCGTCATAGGTGGGCGGCTGCTTGCCGTGATGGGCGAGGATGGCCGTCGCGGTGGCAAAGTCGAGCCTGTCGACCTTGCCTTTTCCGGCAATCGCTTTCGGCAAGTCGTTGCCGTCGGCGATCGTCACGCCGAACCGGCTGGTGCCGTCGGCCAGATGGTCGACGCCGAGCTTGTAGATGTCCACCCACGCGCGCGCCCCGTCCGCCAGCATGATCGCGAACATGCCGCGCGGATCCGGGCAGGACGGGCGAAAGCCCTGATCCCAGATCGAGCACGGGTTGATCGCCGGGATGCTGTCGCCGCCGTTGCGCGCCTCGGCATTGCCGCCGGGAGCGAAGTGGAAGCCGCCGGCGACGTAGGCTGGCGCCGCAGTCTTGGCGGCAACGACGGTCAGCCTGTCGTCCTGCGTCAGCACGATGTCGAGGTCGGCGCCGGGAGCCATCACCGCCGGGTCGATCGGCAGGAGGAAATCCTCGGCGAAGCCGACGCGGAGCCTGCCATTGTCATGGATCTCTGTCCCGGCCCTGACGAAGATCGCATCGCGGCCCGCGGCGACGAAGATCGGGCGGGAGGAATCGCGGCGAATGATGTTCATGTCGGTGTCCTTTCGGTTGAGGGGAAGTTGCATTTCGGGACTTCAGACGCTTCGATCGTGTTCGATCGCCTTGTCGGCTGGCTGGGTTCGCCAGTCGGGCCAAGTGCGCGCTTCGTTCTTCGCTTGCTTGGCAACAATCGCCGCGACGATGGTCTCTGGCTCCCATCCGGCGCGCCAAGCGTCGTCAAAGGTCAGAATGATGACGTCGACCCATTCCATGATATCGGCGGGATCGGCTTCGATCTCCGCGAGTTCCTTGCGAATGTGATCGACAACGCCAGCCGTGCGCGTGCCCGGGCCAAAAGTGCGCTCGGAAAATTCGCGCTGGCGGCGCAGGTGTTCAACCAGGTTGAAGTCGCGGCTTTGCCTGTAGTGGGCAAGCGCCGCACGCGCCTGTCGCCATTCCTCGAGATATCGGTTGTTCGCCTCCAGCAGGTCGCGCTCGCGCTCCGGGCTCATGACTGCGCCCACATGATCAGCGCGATGGTCGCGCCTGCGACGGCGGCGAACAGGATCCACATCAGCAGCGCGAGCAGAACGATCGTCAGCGGGTTGAGCGGGCTCGCGGTGACGCCGTCGTCGGTTTCCTCGTCGGAAAGCCCTTCGGCGATGCGGAAGAGATGCTCGCTCGACGGCAGTTCGGCGGCCTTGCGGGCTTCGTCCCTGGCGTAGTTTTCCCGCAGGAAGAGCGCCGCCGGGTCGATGAATTCGTTGTTCGACATCATGACCTCCCTCAAACGCGCATCGGCATCAGGACGAAGAGCGGCTGTTCGCCGTCTCCAACGGGCTCGGCGATGGCCGGATCACCGGGTCCGCCGAGGCGGAAGCGCACCTTGTCGGCGGTGACGGCGGCCAGCATTTCGAGCGCGTATTTGCCATTGAAGCCGATCTCGACGGTCGCACCCTCGCATTCGTCGATCGAGACCTCGTCGGTCGCGCTGCCGGAATCGGGGTTCGTCGTCGCCATCGAGAGCGGTCCGCCGGTCGCGTCGAAGCTCATCTTGACCGCGCTGCCCTTGCCAGTGGCCATGGTCATGACGCGGTCGAGCGCGGCGGTGAGCGCGACGCGGTCGAGCACGAACGAATTGTCATTGCCGGTCGGGATGACGCGTCGATAATCCGGAAAGGTGCCGTCGATCAGCTTGGACAGCAGCGTGCGGCCCGCCGCGTCCGCGAACATGATCTTGGTGTCGGACATCTGGATCGCGATGTCGCCTGCCGGCTTGTCGCCGATCAGCGATCGGATCAGGCCGACGGCGCGGCGCGGGATGATGATGCCGGGCATCCTGTCCGGGTCGCCCGGCAGCGGCGTGCGCAGGCGCGCGAGGCGGTGGCCGTCGGTCGCAACGCAGGCGAGCTGGTCGCCGTCGGCATGCCAGTGGATGCCGTTGAGATAGTAGCGCGTCTCCTCGGTCGAGATGGCGAAGTCGACAGCGTCGATCATCCGCGCCAGCGTCGTGGCCGACAGGGTAAAGGCGTGCGGCAGGTCGCCGGTCGCCATCGCCGGAAAGTCGGCGGCGGGCAGGGTCTGCAAGCGGAACTTGGCGCGACCGGCGGTAACCGAAACCGCATTGGCGTCGACTGCCAGGCCGATCTCGACGCCATCGGGAAGCTTGCGCACGGCGTCGTGCAGCGTGCTGGCGTTGACGGTGAAACCGGCCCCGTCCGGGGCGTGTGCGGCGACACGGACGCGGATTTCCGTGTCGAGGTCGGAGCCGACGATCGTCAAGGCATCCTTGTCCTGCAGGATCAGCGTGTTCTGCAGGATCGGAATGGTCGAGCGGCGCTCGACGGCCTTGGTGACCAGGGCCAGCGCGGGAAGCAAAGCCTCCCGCGCCACGATGATGTTGCCGGCTCCCTTGGCCATTTTCATTTCCTCACGCTGTCGGCGCTGCGCGCCTTGCTCCGGAAGGGGCGGGCCATCAGGCCCGACGCCCGCTTGGGCTTGCGGCCTGCGGCCGATAAGCCCGCGACTGCGGCCCGTGAGCGCATCACGTCGCGCTCATTTCGGGCGTGCCCTCGAAGGTCGGCAGCGCGGTGTTAAGCGCGGCGTCCTTCAGGGTGGCGCTGACATGGTCGGTGATCGCCTGGTCGGGACGGTAGATCTGATACATCCAGACGATCTTCGCGCCCGACGGGCGGTAGCGCAGGCGCACCGGAATGCGGATCTTGTCGCCCTGGTAGAAGGGCGCGACCGACAGGATGAAGATGCCCGGCACCTTGATCGGTTTGCCGTCCCCGTCGGTGTGGGTTTCTTCCCAGGCGATCTGGCCTTCGCCGGTCTGCAGCGTCGTCTGGTTCTTGATCTTCGACTCGACATGCACGCGCAGGCCGCGCGACAGTTCGACCACCTGCGCCGGCGTCGCCACGCGGGTCGCAAACTCGCGCTCGAACAGGACTGTCTCCGCCTCGGTCGGCGCCGAGAGTTCGGGGATGCGATCCTCGAGGAACTCGGCGAACTCGCGCTGTTCCATCGGCTTGCCATCCGTGTCGACCCACTTCTTCCATTCCTCGGAGAGCGGGAAGGCGTAGTGGACGCGGTGCTTGCCGTTGGCGGCGAGGCCTGCGCTCTTCTGCTCGTGATAGTCGATCACGGCGGTGAGCGAGGGCTTGCGCCAGTTGGTGTCGGCGAAGATGACGCTGTCAGACGTCTTGTGGCGGTTGGTCAGGTTGCAGAACGCTTCGAAGGTCAGCGCGACCGCCTGGCCGGACTTGCGCTGCGGGTGCAGGCGATATTTCTCGAACAGGTGTGAGAGATCCTCGACGCCGGGCGCCACGCCACGCCGCAAAGCGACGGGAATGTTTGTCGGCAGACCGGTGCGCCCTTCGGCGGACAACGTAACGATCTCAATGCCCAACGCTTTCGCGCCGAGGTCTGCTGCGATGTCGAGGTCGAACTCGAAAGGGGAAAAGCTGAAGGGCCTGATCTCGCTGGCGAGTGCACCCAAGTCTGTCGTGTCGGCATTGTCCATTGGAAGATCCTTTCTCGGTTGGGAGGGTTAGCTGCGCTCGGACACGTCGCGGGGCTTGCCGGAGAACATGTCAGTTTGCTGTGGGTGCTCGGTCGACAGCGAGCCGTCATCCATCACCCAGTAGAAGGACGAGCCGCGCACCGGCTTCGGCCGCTTCGAGTCGATCTCGGCGTCGATCGTGACGGTCGGGCCTTCGACGCAGAGGTTGATCTTCAGGCTGACATTGCCCTTGATCTTGCTTTTCGGATTGCCGCCGCCCAGCTCTTTCAGCTTGGCCAGCGTCTCGGTGATTTCGGTGCCGAGAGCGGCGGCAACTTCGCCGCCTTCCAACATGCCGATGATGGTCTGTGCGTCGCGGATGCGTTTCATGTTTGTCCTCACGGCCGTTTCGCCGCCGGTTGGGGTGGGTCGTTCGGAAGCGCTCGGCGGCTGGCCTCCGGACGGGGCGGCGAACGATCGCCGGCCCGCGGTCGCGGCCTAGAACGGAATGTCGTCGTCGAGATCGCGGACGCCGGGCGACTGCTGGCCATTGGATTGACCAGACGTGCGCGAACCGCCCGACCGCGCGCCGTCGGCACCGCCTTTGACGCTACCGTAATCGTCGGGGCTTTCGGCGCCGGGAGCGCGGTTCGATTGCTGCTTGTCCAGCATCTGGATTTCGCCGCGGAATTTCTGCAGCACGACTTCCGTCGTGTACCGGTCCGAGCCGTCCTGGCCCTGCCACTTGCGGGTCGAGAGCTGGCCCTCGACATAGACCTTCATGCCCTTTTTCAGATATTGCTCGGCAAGTTTGGCGAGGTTCTCATTGAAGACGACGATCGAGTGCCACTCGGTCTTTTCCTTGCGCTCGCCGGTGTTCTTGTCCTTCCAGCTTTCGGACGTGGCGATGCGGAAGTTGACGACCATGTCGCCGGAGTTCAGGCGGCGGATTTCCGGGTCGGCGCCGAGATTGCCGACGAGGATGACCTTGTTGACGGAGCCGGCCATTATTCAGTCTCCCTTGCCTGCGCGGCGGCCCCGTGCATCCGCGCAAGCTTCTCGTTTCGAATAGCAAGATCGAGCTGCATGCGAAGCACACGCGCAGATTTGATCGACAGGCGGCAAGGGATTTCGAGGTGGGCTAAAGAACGACCAATTGGCTCGGTAGCCACCACAAACTTCAATACGATCTCGTCTGAGATATATTCGATCCTTACACCCCGGTATGCCCACGCTGCAAACCAATCAAAGACCGTCGAACCCAATATATATTTTGGGAAATCCGGCACAGCTTTGATGGGCCAAAGACCCTCGATTGTTGTTCGCGCTTCCGGTGGTGCTGTCGGCCGCTCAAAGGGACAGTCGGCGCGGCTGCACCAATGTCCATCATTGTCACCACAGGGGCACGGCTGCATCTCGGGGGCGGTCATCACGCTGCCTTTGCGGTTTGTGCGCCGGCGGGCGCGGAAGGGTCGGGGTCGAGTTCGGCGAGCTGCGCCAGCAGGTCTGCGCCGATGATGTTGCGCAGATGCGCGTCGGAGGCGGGCGTCAGCACGATCTCGCTGGCTTCGTAGAGTTTCTCGCCGATCAGCACGCGCAACGGCTCGCCGCTGGCCAGCCGGTCGACGGCGCGGCGGAGCAGTTGCGCCGTCATGAACGCACCTGCTTGATCTTGGCGACGATCCGGCTTTGCGTCGGTGCGCGCGCGGATGCCGCGCGCTTGCCCGCTTCCTGCGGTGTCTCGGCCTCGATGTCGACCTTCGCCCCGTCGTCGAAATGGACGCGGAACGTGAAAACTGCGGGCGCTGTGGTGGCCATCAGCTGACCCTCGCGACGATGCCGAGGTAGCGCTCGAGCCGGTCGAGATAGGCGATCTCGGCCTTGACCGGCCCCCATGGCTTCAGCGAGCCGGTCAGACGCGGCACACGCAGTTCCGCAGACGGAAGGCAGGCAGGAGCAACTTTGTCGAAGAAGTGATATGCCTCGGCAATCAGCATCCGGTTGTCCATCTCGGCCACCTGGCGCGCGTAGATCGGCATGTGCTCGATTGGTGCGAGGCCGGCGACGCGGAAGACGACCCGGTCGATGGCATTCTTGGCGCACTCGATCGCATTCCTGATCGTCGAGGACGCTGCGGAGCGCCGGGCTGCCGGCATGGCAAGCTGGTGATAATGTTCGATCAGCTGGACCATCGGCCGCGTGATGTCGCCGGTGAAGGCCTCGTGCGCGTCGTGCAAGAGGAAATAGCCGGCAAGGACCTGGTCGCCGGTTTCGTTCATCAGCGCGTCGGCGCCCATGACGCAGTGCTGTCCGACCGAATAGGCCGCGCCCGGGTAGCGTCCGTTGAAGCGGGTGATCTTCGACAGGCCGTTGGCGATCTCGGTCCAGACAATGTCCGCGTCGCAGACATTGGCAAGATCCATCGCCGAGCCATCTGGCCGGAAGGCAGGAACGATCGGCTTTGCCTCACGCCGCGCATCGGCGGCGTCGCCGCCTGCGGCTCCGGCGGGGCGGGCCATGTGGCCCGACGGCCGTTGTTGCCCCAAGGTGGCGGCCTTGCGCTGCGCGGCCTTCATGCGCCCACCTTCTGGAGCCCGGCGCCGACGCGGATGAGGATGTCGGCGGTCATGTGGGAAAACAGCTCGGTGCGGTCGAGCACGCGGGCCAGAAGCGCCAGGCAGCGTTCGCGCTGGCTCGGCCACGGGTCGAGCTTCAGGGCGGCGACTGCTCGGCAATAGGCGTGCCAATCGACCGTGTAGGCCTGCGTCTGCGTTGCGCCGCGCGGCATCGGCGGGCGGTGCGCGATGGCTTCAAGCGCCTTGCGGACGATGTCGGGGGTCAGGTCGGGCATCGGCCGCGCCTGCGACACGAAGCGCTGGTCGGCGATCGTCTTGGCGGCCTGATGATGCTCGGCGATCTCGGCCGCGGTGAAGCCGAGCTGAACCAGTTCGGCGACCGTCGCGCCGCCGCAGCCGCGCGCGGCGACGTCCAGCATCGCGTCGGCCAGCTCCTGCGCGCGCGGATGGACGGCTTCATCCGGAAAGGGATGCACAGGCCGCGTCTGCGCGGACGCGCGCGGCGTGAAGGTCTGGAAATGCGCCGTCATCACAGCACCGCGACCATGAGGGCGATAAAGCCGATGGCGACGACGAAGCTTGCCAGTTCGCGCAGGGTGGCCAGCAAGTTCGCGCGGGAGTTGCGGCGGCCGGGAAATGTGCCAAGATGCCGCTTTTCGGGGAGGGCGAGGTGAAGAGCGTTCAACTGCTGCGCCGGAGCGATGGCGCGCTCGCAATCCGGGTCAACCCACGGAACTCTCCGCCAGTGGTGGTCGATCTCGACCCCGAGAACGCGGGCATCATTCTCAGCGGACTTGCGACGGCGCTCGCGGAAAGCGGCGATCTCGGCGTCGCCAACCGGGTGGTAGAGGGAGAGGTCGTCGCCGATCCGCCCAGCTTTTGTCCCGTCGCCTTGCCCGAGGTCATGGTCGAGAACAAGACGGGCGCGGTCGGCATGGTCTTCGCTCACCGATGGCTTGGGCCGGTTGCCGTCATGATCGGCCCCGAGGACGCGATTGCCCTCGGGCATGGCCTGATCCGAACCGCGAAGCACCAGGCGGAATGAAGGTTCGAACGGGAAGAAGGTGCGATGCAGGCGTTCGAGCGGCAACTTGCCGCCGAGCGAGGCGGCGCGGGAGGCGTGGGACAGTCGGGGTGCTTCGGAAAGTGACATCGGGATGCTCCAGCGCGATTGCGATGGAGGCAAGTGATAATGCGGGTTTTATACCGCGTCAATACCGCAAGGTAAAAAACCCGCGATTATTTTATGGGCAGGCCCAGCGCCGTAGCGAACGCTGCCGTCGCGCTTTCGCAAGAAGCGTAGGCCACGGCCCCCTTCGGCGTTCGCGTGATCCATGGGCGTGCGCGCGCACCGAGATGTTCGCGGGTGACGTCGCCGTCGATCTGAGCAACCGATATCCACGCGTCAGGTTCATGCGACAGGGCGAATTTCGGACTGACGCGCACTTTGCCGTATCTGGTCAGATCGTGCAGTGCGATCTCTCTCATCTGACCGGACGCGTCGTCGTGCAGCCGGACGATCCACCCAAGCGCCTCGATGTCAGCGGTATAGAGGCGGGCGGCGTCCGCGATGGCGGCCGCCGTGGCGCGTTCGCGGCGTGCCGGAACATAGGCGACCGCTCGCGCTTCAAGAGGGCTGCCATCGCGCATGGCCCGGAGGTTCGAAACATCGTCGGATGGATGCACGAGCCGAGACACGTCGCCGACGACAAGCGCTGCCGCATGTTTGCAGAACTTGCCGCCCAGCCGTCCGCCCGGGCACGAGCAGAAGATCCTGAACGTCGGTCCTTCGCCCTCCGCGACAAGCTGGTAGGGCTTCTTGCCGGAGCCTTGCACCTGAAAGCGCAGCCGCCCGTCCGTCACAGCCCGAACAACTCGTTCAATGTCAGCACCTTGTGGACCGCTATGACGTGCGATTGATTGAGTTCGACCGTCGCTTCGGGATTGAGCTTGCCGACATAGATCTTGCTGCCACTGCGCCGCAGCAGGTGACCGATCATCGCTTCGACGCCGCCCGCTTCCGAATATTTCATCTGCACAATGACTGAATCTCCAATCCGGGGCGGCTTGCCCGGATGAACGAAACGCAGGTCGCCGGGGCGATGCTCCGGTTCCATCGACGTTCCTTCGATGAAAAGCGCATAGAGGTCCTTCGCGCCAGCCATCGCCGGGGGGCGGCGCGCCCAGTCGATCGCATTGTCGTCAAGCTGGAAGGCGCCCTTGAGATGCGACGCCGCCGCCGTGCCGCGCACAGGCACGTCGTTCGGCATCTGGGATGCTGGTGCGAGGCGGATATCGGCCCGCCGGACATTGCTTTTCGGATGGGCGTCCGCAACATCGGTCTTGGCTGTCAGCCATTCCGGCGTCGTCATCAGCGCTTGGGCGATCTTTTCCAGCGTGTCGATTCTTGGCTGGTCGCTCTTGCCCGTGAGGATGTTGCGGATCAGGTCGGGATTGGTCGAAACTTCGAGCGATGCGCCACGGGCCGACTTGCCGACCTGTTCAAGGCGCTGTTCAATCCGGGTCTTCAGGGCTTCGTTCATGATGCGGTTATCCTACCGCTTTTGAGCGACGGTTGATTGCGGGAAAAAACCCGTTGACAGTGCGGTAAACAACCCGCATACAATTGCGCCGTCATACCTGGAGTGTCATTGTGACCCTGATCGACCAGTTCGCCATTGTGGCCAATGCCTATTGCACCGCGCGCGACCTTTCCGTCGCCCGAGTTTCGACCATTGTCTTCAATGATGGATCGAAGCTCGGCGACCTGATGAGTGGCGCGGCCGATGTGACCACGCGCCGCTATGAAAAGGCGCTGCAGTGGTTTTCTGACAATTGGCCGGACAACACGGGATGGCCGGCGGAGGTCGCCCGACCCGAGACGCTGCAACAGAATGACGGTGAGGCCCCCAGCGCCGTCGAGGCCGGTTCCGTTCCCTCCCAAGCCGGAGCCGGCCACCCTTTGCTTGCGGAGCCGGCGGAATGATCGCGCGCCGCAAGGATCTTCGCCCGGCGATGTTGCTCCTTCTGGAGCCATATGTGGCGCTACCTCGGCGTCCGGCGCTCGCGGGCGTTGATCATGATTGCCTCGAGGTGTTGCCGCGCAAGCTCGGAAACCTTGATCGTGAACAACTCGTCCTCGGACGCGGGCACAAGGTCGGCTTCCCGGTTGACCAGGGCCTGATCGGCCCGCCGTCCGAGCGCAGCCAGATCGGGATGCGTTTCGAGCAGCAGAGTGACCAGGGTTTCGAGCGCGTTGTTCTTGCCAATCAGGCTGATCATCAGCGCTTCCAGCTGATCGTGCGTGACGGCGTTGGCGACGCTTCGTCTCAACCTGCGACTGCTCATTCCGGCATCCTCCGCCGCTGTGTGATTCTGCTCCGCCGAGCATATGTGAAAATGGCATGCGGACCCCCTTAGAAGCGATCAGCCCTGGCGGCTGAACGTCCGCACATCACCATCCAACGACCATTCCCGCCACGGGAAAAGCACATCGCTTTTCCCTGACAGGGAAAGCTTTGCCGGAGTTTCCCCATGCAGCCCGACAATCTGCCCAGCGCCTGGTTCTACCGGTTGAAGGCGGCGCAGCGCGACCTGATCAAGCGGGCCGGCGGCATCGAGCGCGCGGCCGAGCTGGCGTCGATCTCGAAGAGCCAGATGGGCCGTTTCAACAATGACGGCGACCCGGAACTGATGCCGATCCCGGCCATACTGATGCTGCAGCGCGAGTGCGGCGTGCCGCTGGTGACCAGTGCCATGGCCGAACTGGAAGGGCGGCGGCTGGCCGACCCATCCGAGGCCGCTGCCGCCAATGGGTCGATCCTGTCCAGTTATGCCGAAGTGGTCGTGCAGGCGGGCGAGCTGATCTCCAAGGGCGCTCTGGCCTTCGCCGATGGCAAGCTGACGCCAGCCGAGGCCTCCGGAATGGACCGTGCCGCGGCGGCGCTGGAAATTGTCATATCGGAGCTGCGCAAGGCAACAGCCGGGGCGCGCAGCTCCGGCGCACTGTTGCACGGGCAGGGAGGCTGACATGGGCGTTCCTCCCTCAGCCTATGCGCCAGCCGAGATCGACGCGATCGGCAAATGGCTGCGCGAGGATCTGTCCGCTGGCGAGATTGCTGCACGGCTGTCAGTTCAGCGTGGTGTTGCGGTGTCGCGGAACGCCATCATCGGCATCGTTTTGCGCAACCGCACTCTGAACGCGATCGGCTTCTCGCGCGGCGCGCGTCAAGGGCGCTTGCGGGGAGGGGCGCCGGTCAAGCCGCGCATGCCCCGTCCGCCGCTTCCAAAGGCCGCTCCGAAAGCTGCCGCATGCAGACCGCGCGCGTTAGAGACTGTTGCGCCCAAGCCGCTGCCTCGGTCCGCATTTGCGGCCGGCAAGTCAGGCGATTTCGTCGTCGTGCCGATGCCGTTTCTGCGCGCGGCCAGCGAGAATCGCTGCCTTTTCTTCGCCGCCGATCCCTGGACGCCCGACGGACCCGACATGCAGGTCTGCGGATGCCTGCGCCAGACGGTTTCGCGCAAACCCTACTGCGCGCTGCACCTGGTTTGCGAGGCGGCGGCATGAACGCCATCCCTGATCACGGCCAGTTCGACTATCGCCAGTTCATCGAGGCGAAGGTGCGGATCGCGCCGTCGCTTGGTTTCGAGGTCGATCCCGAAACGGTCAATCCGCTTTTGAAGTCGATGACGCGGGCGATTGTGCCATGGGCGTGCCGTGGCGGCAGGCGCGCGCTGTTCCTGCGCTTCGGCTTGCACAAGACATCGACGCAGCTGGAAATCCTTCGTCAGTGCATGATGCATGCGGGCGGACACTCCCTGCAGGTTGTGCCGCTCGGCGTGCGGCACGAATTCTTCCTCGAGCAGGCAGAGCGGCATCCGGACCTTGAACTCAAGTTCATCAACCGGCCCGAGCAAATGGGCGAGGCGAACGCGCCGGGGCCGGGCCGCAAGCTCATCCACCTGACGAATTACGAGACGATCCGCGACGGCAAGCTCGATCCGCTGCTGTTCACCGCGGCGTCGCTGGACGAGGCCGCCGTGCTGCGCGGCTTCGGCGGGACGAAAACCTTCCGCGAGTTCATGGCGACCTTCGCCGGCGACGATCGCAAGGCCGGCGTCAAGCATGCCGGCGTGCGGTACAGGTTCGTCGCGACCGCGGTGCCGGACCCGAACGAATATATCGAGCTGCTCGCCTATGCGGCATTCCTCGGCGTGATGGATGTCGGCGAGGCGAAGACGCGGTTCTTCAAGCGCGACAGCGAGAAGGCCGACCGGCTGACGATCCATCCGCACAAGGAAGAGGAATTCTGGCTGTGGGTTTCGTCCTGGGCGCTGTTCGTGCAGAAGCCATCCGATCTCGGCTTTTGCGACGACGGCTACGAGCTGCCGCCGCTCGACATCCGCTGGCACGAGCTGCCGTCCGACCACCAGCAAGCCGGCGCCGAGCGCGACGGGCAAGGCCGGATGTTCACGGACACGGCGCATGGCGTCGTCGAGGCCTCGCGCGAAAAGAAGCGGTCGCTTGACCAGCGCGTCGCCCGGATGCTGGAGATTCGCGCAGAGGATCCCGCCGCGCACCGGCTGATCTGGCACGATCTCGAAGCCGAGCGGCATGCGATCGAGGCGGCGGTTCCGACTGTCCAGTCGGTCTGGGGTTCGCTCGACGACGACACCAAGGAAAAGCGCGTCGTCGGCTTCGCACGCGGCGAATTCGCCGAACTGGCGACCAAGCCGGTGATCAACGGCTCCGGCTGCAATTTCCAGCATTTCTGCCACTGGAACATCTATCTCGGCATCGGCTTCAAGTTTCACGACTTCATCCAGTCGATCTTCCGGACGCAGCGCTTCGGCCAGACGGAGCCGGTGCGCGCCGACCTGATCTACACCGAGGCCGAGCGCGGCATGCGGCGCGAACTGGAGCGGCGCTGGAAACAGTTCGAGGTACAGTCCGAGCGGATGGCGGTGATCATCCGCCAGTTCGGCCTGGCCGAGCGGTCGCTCGAAGCCGGCCTGACGCGGGCGATGAGCGTCGAGCGCCGCGAGGTGAGGGGTCAGGGCTACTGTGTCGTGCACAACGACACGGTCGACGAGACGTCGCGGATGGAGAGCGACAGCGTCGACCTGATCGTCACCTCGATCCCGTTCTCGACCCAGTATGAATATTCGCCGTCCTATCTCGACTTCGGCCACACCGACGACGACGCGCATTTCTGGGCGCAGATGGATTTCCTGATCCCCGAGCTTCTGCGCGTGCTGAAGCCCGGCCGTGTGGCGGCGATCCATGTCAAGGACCGGATCGTGCCGGGCGGCATCAACGGCTTCGGCTTCCAGACCGTCAGCCCGTTCTCCGACGATTGCATCGCGCGCTTCCGCGCCGCCGGCTTCGCCTTCCTGTCGCGCGTCACCATCGGCACCGACGTCGTGCGCGAGAACAACGGCACCTACCGGCTCGGCTGGACCGAGCAATGCAAGGACGGGACGAGGATGGGCAATGGCATGCCCGAATATTTGCTCAAATTCCGCAAGGCCCAGAGCGACCGGACCAAGGGCTATGCCGACATTCCCGTGGTCAAGCCGAAGCCGGATTTCGTGTCCGTGATCGACGGGCGGCCGGTCTCGGCCGGCGACGACGATTTCGACGCCAAGCGCATCGTCGCTATTCCCGGCACCGGCTATTCGCGGGGCCGCTGGCAGATCGACGCCAATGGCGTCTGGCGATCGTCCGGCGACCGGCCGCTGCTGCCGGACGAACTGGGCCGCGTGATGCGCGGCGCGGGCAAGGACATTTACCGCGCTTGGCGCAAGTTCTCCGCCGAGACGATCTACGATCACGCGACCCATGTCGCCTTCACCGAAGAGCTCGACGCCGCTGGTCGGCTGCCGCCAACCTTCATGATCGCGCCGCCGCATTCGGCCCACCCCGAGATATGGACCGACGTGGCGCGGATGCGGACGCTGAACATGCTGCAGCAACGCAAGGGCCGCGAACAGCATCTGTGTCCGCTGCAGTTCGACATTGTCGAGCGGGTGATCGAGCAGCACTCGATGCAGGGCGAGACGGTGTTCGATCCATTCGGCGGCATCATGACTGTCCCGTACTGTGCGCTCCGCATGGGCCGTCAGGCGATAGCTGTCGAACTCAACCCGGCCTATTTCGACGATGGCTGCATCTATGCCGAAGCGGCTGCCACGGGCGGCCCGGCGCCGGGCCTGTTTGATCTTCTGGCGGCGGAAGGGGAGGCGGCATGACGCCCGACGCTTCCAATGCCATGACCTTCAATGCCATGGCGCGACGCGTTGACGGCGCTGGCGCGACCGCCTTCGAGCTGCGCGACCGCGTGGCGCGGCACCATGGCGTGACGGTCGCGGACATCACCTCGCGCATCCAGTCCGGCCCGGCCAACACGGCGCGTCAGGCCTGCGCCTTCCGGCTGTGGACCGAATGCCGGCACCTGACCCTGAAGCAGGTGTCGCGGCTGATCGGTCGGGCCGACCATTCGTCGGCCATTCACGCCATCCTGGCCGGTGCGCGGTCGCGAGGCCTGATGGTCTCCCGCGTCTCGGACCTGCGCGAGCCGCATGGCGACGACCTCGACTGGACGAAGCTCGCCTACCATGTTGCCGGCCACCGCGAGACGCTGGGCCTGCCGCTGGTCGCCGTCGCCGCCAGAGCCGGCGTCAGCCGCGCCGAATGGCGCAAGGTCGAGAATGGCCGCTCCGTCTCTGCCGGAACCATGCTGCGCATCTGCCGCGCGATCGATGCGGACCCGATGGGGTTCCTGCCCTCTGACACACATGAAACCCCTGTGGAACATCGGGGGCAGGGATGATTGCGGATCGGCAACACATCACACCGTTCGGCCTCTGGTTGCTCGGATGGCAACCCAAATTCCGGCGATGGGGCGCATTCGACCTTGAGCGGGGATGGATGCTGAGTTTTGCCAATGGCAGGACGCTGGCGGTGTTTATGGCGAGGCCTGACTACGACATCTGGGGTGGTCGGCTCATCTTCTGGGGCCACGTAATGGCGCTACACATTGGTCCTTTCCGATGGCGCTGGTGGCGCCGCGCTTTCATCGTAAGTCATGTCGGAGTTCGCCATGCGACCTGACTTTTCGCCCTTGATGCTGAAGACCTTCCTATACGCGCGCGCCGTCGCGCGGGACGGCTTTGCCAGGGATGAAGCCGGGCAGATCGCGGCGCGGCGCGCCGTCGCCGACGAACTCGCCGAGCAGACCGGCCTGCCCTGGTCGACCATCCGCGCCGCCTTTGCCGGCCAGTTGAAGGACGCAGGCAGCCGCGCCGCGATCTGGGCGGCGCTCGGCCATTTTCCATCGGATCACGGCATCGTCCTCGATGCCCCGCGCGAACGACAGAAGGAGGCCTCCGCATGAAAAAGTCTCAAGTGCCCTCCCAAGTCGGCAAGGCCGACCGGGCGTCGCCCGCCCCGCCGGAGGGCCAGCCGCGAAGCGGCGGTGCGGCCCGTGAGGCCAGTTTCGGCACGCGTGGCAGCGTCGATCCGCGCCGTCTGGCGCGGATGCCGGAGCACATGCAGCGCGAAGGTTTGCTGCTGCTGCGCGAGATGGGCGCGAACCTGCTGAACGCCGCCTTCGACGCAGGCATGGGGCCGGTCGAGGCGGAGAAGATCATCACTGGGCGGACATTCAGCCTGGAAGCGGAGTGGGGGCTATGATGACGACTGCAACGGGCGAAGCCCGCAAGTCCGACCGGACGCCGCGGCTCGTGCCGCGCCCGATCTTTGACAAGGATGGCGGAGCGCCAGGCGGCGCAGCCGCCGAAGCGGCGCGTGAGGCAAATGAGGTTCCCCTGATCGTTGACAGTTTCGCTGGCGGCGGCGGCGCGTCGACCGGCATCGAGATGGCGCTCGGGCGTTCGCCCGACATCGCCATCAACCACAATCCGGCGGCACTCGCGCTGCATGCGGCGAACCATCCCCACACGCTGCACCTGTCGGAAAATGTCTGGCAGGTCGACCCGCTCGACTATGTGCGCGGGCGGCATGTCGGGCTCGCCTGGTTCTCGCCTGACTGCAAGCACTTCTCCAAGGCCAAGGGCGGCAAGCCGGTCGAGCGCAATATCCGCGATCTGGCCTGGGTCGTGGTGCTGTGGGCGAAGCGTGTCCGGCCCGACGTGATCATCCTCGAAAATGTCGAGGAATTCCGCGACTGGGGTCCCTTGATGGAAGTCGAGCGGGCCAGCGCGAATGGCGATAGCAACATCGTGTTGATGCCTGATCCCGCCGCGCGCGGCCAGACCTTCAAGCAATGGCTGAAGCAGTTGCGCAAGGAGGGCTACAAGGTCGAGTGGCGGGAGCTGCGCGCCTGCGATTATGGTGCGCCGACCATCCGCAAGCGGCTGTTCCTGATCGCCCGCTGTGACGGCCAGAAGATCGTCTGGCCAAAGCCGACGCATTATCCTCCGGCCTCACGCGCTGAAGGCGCTCCGGAGAGGCGCAGCAAAAGCCGCGGCGGCCGGTCGACCGCTCGGACTTCGTCCGACAAGCCGGATTACAGTCAGGCAACCAAGCCCTGGCGGACGGCGGCGGAGATCATCGACTGGTCGTTGCCGTGCCCGTCGATCTTCGCCACCGGTCCGGAAATCATGGCCGAGCACGGCTTGCGCGCCGTCCGTCCGCTGGCCGATGCGACGATGTCGCGGGTCGCGCGCGGCGTGAAGCGCTACGTGCTGGACGCGAAAAAGCCGTTCCTGGTCAACCTGACGCATGGCGTTCGCACCGAGGATCTGGACAGCCCGTTCAACACCATCACCGGCGCGCATCGCGGCGAAAAGGCGGTTGTGTCGCCGTCGCTGGTTTCGGTCGCGCATGGCGACAGCGGCGGCAGGCGGGAATATCCGCTGGATGATCCGTTCGGCGTCGTGACCGCCGGAGGCATCGGCCATGCCGTCGTCGCGCCGTCCGTCATCAAGTTTCAGACCGGTTCGACCGGCAGCCCTGTCGACGAACCGCTGCACACGATCACCGCCAACAGCTTCAAGAAAAAGCCCGGCGGCGCGGCGCCGGTGGGCGTCATCGCGCCGGTGTTGTCGGCCTATTTTGGTCGCGGCGATGGTTCCGATGACAGGTCCGCATCGCTCGCGGACCCTCTGAAAACGGTGGTCACGGAAAACCGCCATGCTGTCATCGCCCCTGTTCTTTCCTATGCCCAGCAAGGCGGGGCCAACCGCAGCGTCGAGGATCCCGCGCACACGATCACAGCCAGCGCGAAAGACCAGAACACGCTGATCGCGCCGACGCTGATTCAGACCGGCTATGGCGAGCGGGAAGGGCAGGCGCCCCGCGCGCTCGACCCTCAAGCGCCTCTCGGAACCGTCGTCGCCGGCGGCGTGAAGCACGCGGCCGTCATTCCGACACTCGTAGGCTGCGGCGGACGCGCCGGGCAAAGCCGTGCGCGCGGCGGCGACGAGCCGATGGCGACGCAGACCGCCAAGGCGGATGTCTGCGTCGCGGCTGCCTTCGTAGCGCAGCACAACAATGACAGTCGGCGCGATGGCGGCGTGAACCCCGGCCGTCCCGCCGATCAGCCGATGTCGACGCTGACGGCAAACCCGCAGCAGGGCGTTGTCGCCGCGCACCTGATGACCATGCGCAACGCGCAGAAGCCCTTTCAGGGCGCGGACGAGCCGACGCACACGATCACGGCTGGCGGGGCAGGGCAGACGCTGGTCAATGCCTTTGTCTCACGCCAATTCGGTGCATCAATTGGCCACGGTCTGGACGAGCCATCCGCAACGGTGACCGCTGGCGTGAACAAATCCGCGATCGTCGCGCCCTTCATGCAGAAATATTACGGCACCGGCGACGGCGCCCGCGCCGACGAGCCTCTGCATTCGGTCACGACGAAGGACCGGTTCGGCTTCGTTGAGGGCGAAATTGTATGGCCACCGTTCACCGAGGCGCAGGCCGCGCGCGCCCGCCAGGTCGCCGATTTCCTGCGCGCGCATGGCTTCTGGGATGAGAGGGAGTTCGTGACGCTGTCGATCGGCGGCGACCTCTTCACCATCGTCGACATCGGAATGCGCATGTTGGTCCCGCGAGAACTGTTCTCGGCGCAAGGCTTCCCGGTCAATTACGTCATCGACCTGGAATTCAACGGCAAGCCCTTGCCGAAGGACGCCCAGATCTCGTGCTGCGGCAACAGTGTGTCGCCGCCGCTCGCCGAAGCTCTGGCCGGGGCGAACTGCGCCCACCTGGCCGTTTACCGGGAGGCTGCCGAATGATCACGCTTCTGAAATCTGCCGCCGCCATGGCGATACTGCTGTTCATGCCCCCAGCGCCAGCTCTGGCGCAGTCGAGGCCGAACTTCGTCATGATCATGACGGATGACCAGGACCTCGCGTCGCTTGCCTACATGCCGAAAACCCGCGCGTTGCTCGCCGACAAGGGTGTGACGTTTTCGAACAATTTCGCGCAGTTCCCGCTGTGCTGCCCCTCGCGCGCGACCATCCTGTCGGGCCAGTTCGCCCACAACAATGGCGTGCGTGGCAACTCGCCGGTCTGGAATGGCGGATATGCGGCATGGAAGCCGACAGAGGGCAACTCGCTGGCGCCATGGATGCAAAACTCAGGATACCAGACGGCGTTCGTGGGCAAGTATCTGAACGATTATGAGCGGGAAACATACTATGTGCCGCCCGGATGGGCGAAATGGCGCGGATTGAAGAAGGTCAACTATTGGGGATGGATCGACTATAATGGCGACGGAACGCTCAAGACAGGGACGGGAGCAGAAGAAGACTACCTGACGGACAATCAGACGAAGCGGTCGGTCAACCTGATCAAGTTCGCCGAGCCGCCGTTCATGAATTTCACCTGGACGTTCGCGCCGCATGTCGACACGGGCACCACGACCGCGATCCCGGCACCGCGCCACACAGGCCTGTTCGACGCGATCGCCATGACGCGTTCGCCAGCCTTCAATACGCAACACACGACCGGCAAACACCCGCTGTTTGCCGCCTTTCCGCCCCTGTCGCCCGCCTCCGAAGCGGCGGCCGAGATCAACTGGCGGCGCTATACCGAAAGTCTGCTCGCGGTCGACGACATGGTCGAGGCCATCGTCAACCAGCTCACCGTGAGCGGCCATATCAACAATACCTACATCATCTTTACGAGCGACAACGGAAATCTCCATTGGGAATTCAAGCGCAATGAAAAGCTGCTGCCCTATGAGAGGTCGATTCGCACGCCGCTGATCATCCGCGGCCCGGGCGTCCCGCAAGGCGTGACCCGCAACGAACTCGTGCTCGACGCCGACCTGACCGCAACCATCCTCGACCTCGCCGGAACCGCCTACGGCCGCGTGCTCGACGGCAAGAGCCTGGCGCCGCTGCTGTCGACCAACGCCGTGCCGTGGCGCAGCGCCGTGTTCCTGACCGGCCTTTATGACGGCGGCCAGGTCTATGATCAGAGTTACACGCGATGGAACGCGGTGCGCACGGCGACGCGGAAATATATCCGGGCCAGCGACGGGCACGAGGAGCTTTACGACCTCGACGCGGATCTCTGGGAGCGGTTCAGCGTCGTGGCGGATCCCTTCTATGCGGGCGATCTCGCGGCTCTGCGCGCGCTCGAGGCACAACTGAAAACCTGCGCCGGCGCGAGCTGTTGGGTGGAATGATGTCAGCGCGTCCGGATGCCGGTGACCAGGATGCCGCGTTCTCGTGCGGCGGCGACAAAGGCCTTGCGCGCGTCGGACGGCGGCGCGACGCCTTCCAGCGCCCGCAGGCAGGCCGCGCGGGCGGCGCGGCGCTTGGCGGTCTCCGGTCCATCCGGCCATTTGTAGAGCAGCGTCTCGGCAGCCTCCCGCGCAGACTGCACCATGCGGATATTGCCCGGCGTCAGATGCACGGCCACGGACTCGGCAAACCGCTTGTCGGGATCACTCATCATCACTCGCACTCGAACCAGCGAGTTGAACGCGCCACCGCGAGGGCGGTTGCAGTTCTTCGAGAAGTGATTCGCTGTGTCAGCGTGGCTGTTGGCAGCCTGTGTCAAGGCTGTGGATATCCACCGAAGCACCCACCTGTGAATCGTGGGCAGTTTCGCGTTTTTCGAACGCGCTCGGCGCTGTCGATGCGTAATTGTTGGGTCCTGTTGATTCGCTACTTCAGGATGCGACATGAAACCCAAGATTATTTCCATCACGCATCGCCAAGACGAGGCGTGGCAAGCTTATGTGGAATGCGAGCGGCGCGCCAAACGCTCGCTGAAGACGGAGGACGGGCGTCGTGCCGGATTGGCGTGGCGGCGGTTCATCAACTGCTTTCTGCCGCGAGATTTGGCAGCGCGTCTCGGCGAGGATTCCGACGGCATGGCCGGCTGAAACAACATACTCCTCTGCATGGGGTCATCATCGGCCCATGACCACGGATATTGATCTCTTCGTCGAAGAAGCCCGCGGCATATCTATAGGCGACGCTGCCGTTCGGCTGGGCCTCACGTTCAAGCGCGGCTCCGGCGCCGAGCATCCGCAGCCTTGTCCGGCCTGCGGTGGCAAGGACACGTTCTCGTTCAACACCGAGAAGAACGCCTGGAATTGCCGGCGCGGGGGCGTCGGCGGCAAAGATGCGATCGGCATGGCTGCGCATGCGCACGGGCTCGATCTCAACCGACGTGATGGCTTTCTCGGCGCCTGCGAGCTTGTCACCGGCCGGGCAATTCCCGATGGCGAGGAGCGCGAGAGCGACGACGATCGCGCCGCGCGGCTCGACCGGCTGGAACGGCAGCGGCGGCAGAACGAGACCGAGGCCGGACGGCGCGCCGACGAGCAGTCGGACTTTCGCGAAAAGGAACGGCGCAAGGCGCGCGGCATCCATGATGGGGCGTCCGTACTCGGCCGCTCAGATCCGGTCATTCGCTACATGGGTGTGCGCGGCAGCCCGCATGTCGACCGGCGCTGGCTACGTTTCGCGCCCAGCCTGACCTATTGGCATGGCAGCGATGAGCGCGGCGATCCGGCGGCTTTGTTCTCCGGCCCGGCAATGGTCGCGGGGTTCTATGGCCCGGGCATGGAGTTGATCGGTTGTCACATCACCTGGATCGACCTCGATCGCGGGCCGAAATTCCGGCCGGACCTGTTCGGTCTGACCAAGGACGGCGTCCAGGCGCGCCGGCCGGGCTGGGCCTATGGCGACCCGCCGCCATCGCCGGAAGATCTCGCGGCCGGTCTCTACGAGCGCCTGCCGACCAAGAAGATGCGCGGCTCGAAGAATGGCGGGCTGATCCCGATCGCCGGCGACCCGGCGGCTGCGCGATGGGTCGGCGGCGAGGGGATCGAGAACGGCTCGGCCTTCGGCTGCTGGGAAGGTTTGCGCGATGACACGTTCTATTTCGCCGCCGGCGATCTCGGCAATCTCGCAGGCCCGGCCGAGGCCTCGTCGCGCTTTGCCCATCCGACCCTGAAGAAGCCGGACAAGAAGGGCGTGCTGCGGTCGGTGATGGTGCCAGGGCCGGTGCCCAAGCGGCGGGAGGCAGAATCGGGCGCAGCCCGCAAGCCCGACCGGGCGTCGGGCGGTCAGCCCGCCCCGTCGGAGGGCCAGCGAGCGGACGCGAGCGATGCGGCCCGTGAGACCGATCAATCCATGTGGATCGGCGCGCATGTGCGCGAGCTCGTGCTGCTTGGCGACGGCGATTCCGAACCGGTCTTCACCGCCACGGCGATGGCGCGCGCAAAGGCGCGAATGGCCGCGCCGGAGCGCCAGATTTTCACGGCCTGGCCGAAGGCGGGGACCGATTTTGCGGGCATGGCGGCGGGGTTGACGTGACGAAGAGCATGATGCCGGCAGAGGTGGCGGCGGCGCTGGAGGCGATGCGCCTGCAGCAGGAGGTCTATGGCGGCCCCGCACCCCTTGGGCAGGACGCTTCGCCGCCTGCAGCAGATGATGAAGGTGAACCGGGCACCGCGCCGAAGCGCGGCTCGAAGGTCGACATGGAAGTGGTGCTGCACTGCGCCGCGCTCGACCATTCCGACACCGACAATGCCGAGCGCCTGCTGGCGCATTTCGGCGAGGATCTTCTGGTGCTGGCGCAATCGAAGGCGCGCACCGCTGCCTACGCGGTCTGGACCGGCACGCATTGGGACATCGAACTTGGCGAGCCGCGCGCGCTGGCGATCGCGCAGCAGCTCGGCGGGCGCATCGCGCTCGAGGCGGGCGTGTTGAAGATGACCGAAACCGAACAGAAGCTCGTCGACCGCGCCGAGGCGGCGTTGAAGAAGGATGCGAGCGAGCAGACGGCGGTCGAACGCGCCATGGTGGCCAAGGCCGAAAAGGCGGCGGAGGCCTATCGCAAGCGCGTCACGCGGCGGATGACGCATGCGGTGTCGTCGAAGAACAAGGGCCGGCTGGAGGCGATGCTGGCCTGCGCCGCGCCGCATATCCAGCGCGGCCCGGACCTGTTCAACGCCGATCCGCTCAAGGTCGCGGTCGGCAGCCACACGCTGACCTTCCGCAAGGCGCCGAAGCGCGTTCCGAACCCGGACTACACCGATCCGGACGTCAGCCGCGAGGATGTGCCGGAGTTCATCATCGGGAACGATGCGACGCTGACAGCGCGCAAGGGGCACGACCGCGCCGACCTGATCACGCAGGTCGTGCCCGTCGCCTACAATCCGAAAGCCGACTGTCCGAAGTGGAGCGCCTTCCTGGAGCGGATGCTGCCGGTGACCGACGTGCGGCGCATGGTCCAGGTCGCGTCCGGCCTCGGACTGATCGGCCTGACGGTGCAAAAGCTGTTTTTCCACTATGGGTTCGGCGCCAATGGCAAGTCGGTCTACATGGAGACGCTCTGCCGGCTGCTCGGCGACTGGTCGGTGACCTTGCCATCGGAATCGTTCACCGGCGAGGCGAAGGCGGGCGGGGCGGCCAATCCCGACATGGCGCGGCTCTACGGCCGCCGCATGCTGCGCGTCAAGGAACTGCCGGAAGGCGAGGACCTGCGCGAGAACCTGGTCAAGGATCTGACCGGCGGCGAGCACTTCACCGTGCGCGACCTGTTTCGCGGCTATTTCGATTTCAAGCCGATCTTCACCGGCCACATGTCGGGCAACGGCTATCCGAAGATCAGCGGCACCGATAACGGCATCTGGCGGCGCATGGCCGTGGTGCACTGGCCGGTGACGCTGGAGCTTGCCGAGCAGCGCGAGTTCGAGACCGTCGTGTCGGAATTCGTGCCGGAATATCCCGGCATCCTCAACTGGCTGATCGAGGGCGTGATGATCTTCCTGCGCGAGGGGCTGGTGATCCCCGCGGCGGTCCAGGCGAAGACGCAGGAATATCGCGACCAGATGGACCCGACCTCGTCCTTCTGCGCCCGCTGCGTCATGCTGTCGGAAAAGGACGACCTGACCGCCAAGGAATTCTATCAGGCCTATTGCGACTTCACCGTCGACCAGGGCGGCAAGCCGATCTCGCTGACGCGCTTCGGCCTGATCATGCAGAAGAAATACCGCCGTGAAGACGGCCGCATCGTCCGCTATCACGGCGTCAAGCTGCAGGACGTTCCCGCCCGCCGAACCGATGGCCAGGCCGATTTCGAGGGCCATTATCGATGATCCCCGCACCCCTGTTTCACCTTGGCGTTTCCGCCTGCAGACTGGTCAAGTTATTGAATTTGCTCGCATTCAGGTTGCGACACTTGCACCACTTCGCGACACTTCGCGACACTTGCAACAGCGAAGATTGATGAGCGATTTCAATGGCTTGCGATAGTTTGCACCAGTTTTCCGAGGTCTATATGGGTGAGAGAGGGGTCCGGGGGAAAAGTTTTTTCATGTCATAGGCATCCAAAAACTGTCGCAACTCCCGCTACTTCCTTCCAACCCATTGAAACAACGAAGGAAGTGTCTCTCTCCAAACTATCGCTGAAGTATCGCTAAGTGGTGCGAAGTGTCGCAAAGGGATCAAGATGAAAACCGTGACGATGGAAGAACTGCTGACCTGGGCTTTCGTGAACGAATTGCCGAAAGGCGGCGGTGTGGACGGGCTGGACAATGCCAATTCGGCTTGGCGGATGCTGGAAGCGTCATCGTGGGGCAAGATCACCAGCTTTGCCGAACTCGGCACGTTGATCGATCGCTCGAGCGGGCCGAACTATTTCATCGAGCAGGGCGAGCCGCACGAGGACGCGGTGACGGTCGGCCGCGCGGTGGCGCAGCTGGCGGCCTGCGACATCGTGCTGCCGTCCAGATGGAACCCGCTTGCCGACTGGCCGGACACGGATGGCCAGCTGGGCAGCCTGGCCGCCGCCGCCGTCGCCCGCATCCGCAAGCGGATCGAGGATCGGACGCCGGCGCGGCGCGGATCGGAAATGGTCAGCCTCGTCGTCGGCACGGCGATCCTGTCGCGCCCGCCCGACTGGACGGCGGAACCGTCGAAGGTGAAGCTGATCGAGCGCGGCGGGAAGCCGGCCTGGTTTGTCCAGCGCGCGGTGACCGACACGCTCGGCAACCGCCACACGATGGAAGTGGACGGCTTCAATGCGCGGACGGGCCGTCCGCAAAAGGGCGCCTATCGCAGGTTCGAACTGTCGGTCGCGCCCGACGGCGACATTCTCTCGCGCCTCGACCATCAGCTCTGGGTCGCGGTCAACCGGCGGCTGGAAGCGGAGATCGCCGGTGCGCTGATCGCGCATCGGCTGGTCAGCGCGGAACGGTCGATGACGCCATGGCTGGAGCGGGAAGACGAGGGCGTGGCGATCGTCGGGGCGGC